CATTAAAACCAATCAGAAAGAGATAGTTAAGAAGTTAGGCAGAAAAGCTAAACGACACATTCCAGAAGCTACTAAGTGGGGAATCAATAACACATCAAAGAAGTTACAGAAGGCATACCAAGTTCAAAGCAATAAGTATTTAGATAGTCCTACTCGATTCACTACAAATGCTTTCGCTATTGGATTTGCTACTGCTAGAAAACTTAGCGGCTTTGTAGTTGTTAAAGATATACAGGCTAAGTATTTACGCTGGGCATTTGAAGGCGGTACATCTACCCCAAGCAAAAAGATTGCAGTACCAACAGAGAATAGAAAACTTAATAAGTTTGGAAACATACCAGGCAAACGCCAAGGAGTTGTCAAAGGCAAACAGGTCATACGACCAACTAAAAGAGGTGCTGGAGTTTGGTCAGCTCCAACAAAGAAAACACCTGCCAAATTATTGATCGCATTTAAAACATCAATCAATTATCGAAAGACATTTCCGTTCTACAAGATTGGTAAGAAGATTGTTAATAATGTTTTACCAAAAGAATTAGAAAAATCTTTTAAAAAAGAAATGAGCAGACGATGATGAGAATAGCAATTGATTATGATGATACTTATACGTTGTCTCCTGATTTATGGGATCAAATAATAAATTTATTAATTACCGCAGATCACAAAGTTTATTGTGTAACTAAAAGACACGAACACTTAGCAGACGACATTAAAAAAATTATGAGAGTACCAATTATTTTTGCAAAGAAATCTAAAATGGAAGCAGTCAACAGAGAAGGAATAAAGATAGATGTTTGGATAGATGATAAGCCGCAATCTATATTCCCTTATACCCTTATAAATAAAGGCTTTCAGAGGAGATACTAATGATGTGTAATGTAATGGGTCCTTACTGGCTAACAGATCGACCAAGGTTTCAAGATTTCGATATTTTTTTAGACAGTGCAATTTTTAAACTAGGACAATGACATGGCTACCAATATTGAAATAGCAAAGCATTTAGATCTATCCGCAGAGTACGTTAGTCGGCTGAAAGGCTTAAATGTACTGCCTTCTGCTCCAGGCAAGTCAATGGATTTAGACCAATGCCGTTTTGCTTATATTAATTGGCTTAGAAACAAAGCCAGGTTGACATCCAACACCGAGGACGGCACGATCACCGAACACAAAACCAGATTGACTTCCGCTCAAGCTACCAAAGCCGAAATGGAAGTTGAGATATTAAGCAATGAACTTATTAGAGCCGAAGATATAAAAAACGCTTGGATTGAGTTTGTCTCTAACGTCAAAAGCAAACTAATGAATCTGCCATCGAAGCTAGCTCATCAAGTAGTTGGCCTAGACGACTACGCAGACACCGAAGAATTATTAACTAAGGAAGTACATGAAGCACTTGAAGAACTTGCCAAATCAGAACTCCCAGGATCCATTGAAATGGGTATGGACGGAAGCAGCGAAAGCGTTCCAACCACCAAAACGGCTTCTGGTTAGCGAATGGGCAGATAAAAATAGATATTTAACATCAACCTCGTCTGCCGAACCAGGCTTGTGGCGAACCAGTCGTACGCCTTATCTAAAAGAAATAATGGATGCCGTGGCTAATCGCAAGATTGAAACCGTTGTATTTATGAAGTCGAGCCAAGTTGGAGCCACCGAATTACTTTTAAACGTGCTTGGTTATCATATCAACCAGGACCCGTGCCCAATAATGTGCTTGCAACCGACAATTGAAATGGGCAGAGCTTTTAGCAAAGATAGATTGGCACCTATGTTATCGGCTTCACCAGCTTTAAAAGATGCAGTCAAAGAACCTAGATCCAGAGACTCAGAGAATACGGTTTTGCATAAGAAGTTCCCAGGCGGCAACTTAACTATTACGGGTGCTAACTCCGCAGCCAGTTTAGCAAGTCGACCAATCCGAATTTTATTGATCGATGAGTGTGATCGGTTTCCGGCTTCTGCTGGAACAGAAGGAGATCCCATTTCACTCTCAACGGTTAGAACTAAAACCTTTGCCAATCGTAAAATCATTATGGCATCGACACCAACTATAGATGGTTTATCACGCATACAAACTGCGTTTGAAAGTAGCGATAAACGCAAGTACTGGGTGCCATGCGTACACTGCAAAGAGTTTATTATACTTGAATGGGCAAATGTTCATTGGGAAGAAAAAGAGCCTGAAACTGCACATTATGTATGCCAAGAATGTGGGGCAATTATGGAAGAAAAACACAAAGTACAGCTCATTAGAAACGGCGAATGGCGAGCAGAAAACGAAACAACTACCGTAGCAGGTTTTCATATATCAGAGTTATATTCGCCTTGGTCTACTTGGGCAGCAATGGCAATAGGTTTTAATGAAGCCAGAAAGCATCCAGAAATGCTAAAGACTTGGATTAATACTTCATTAGGTGAAGTGTGGCGAGATCAAGGTGAAGAAATAGAAGCCGAAGGGTTAATGGCAAGGCGTGAGAATTGGAACGCCGAACTTATACCAGATGAGGTTTTAGTTGTTACGGGTGGTGTCGATGTGCAAGGTGACCGATTAGAATTGTCGGTCATTGGTTGGGGTTTGGATTCGCAATCGTTTGTCATTGAACACGTACAGTTTTGGGGAGAGACTTCGCAATATGACGTTTGGCATGAACTCGATGAGTACTTAAAAAGAAAGTATCAACGACAATCTTTGTCGGATCTGTCAATTGCTTGCGTGGCAGTAGATTCTGGTTATCAAACTCAATCGGTTTATGATTTTGCCAAAGTACGTCAAGGCAGAAGAATATTTGCTATCAAAGGTCAGAGTCAAGCTGGCAAACCTATTTGTGGTCGCCCTACTCAATCCGGTAGACAAAGAATATCGCTTTTCCCAGTCGGTACCGATACCTGCAAAGAGACATTGTTTTCTTGGTTGCAAGTTGATGAGGTTGGACCAGGCTATATTCATTTTTCAAACCAAGCCGATGAGGAATATTTTAAACAATTAACATCGGAAAAGAGAGCTATCAAATATGTACGAGGTCGCAAACAAGTTGTTTGGGTGCCAAAGCGTGAAAGAAATGAGGCTCTTGATTGTTACAATTACGCATTAGCAGCATTGCATATACTGCAACCAGATTTAGAACGCATTGCTACAAAGACAGATACTACTGACACACCCGAAGTGCCAACAAAAAAAGAACAACCTAGAGATTTAATAAAAGAACGCCGCCGCCCACCTAGAAAAAAATCTTTCATTAGCGATTGGTAACTGTTGACAAGCTAAAAATGCAACTTAGCTTTAATAAGCAATTGTATGAGGGCAACGGTTGTCTAATTTATTTGATACAGATAATTTTCCGACAGATGTACCAGATAGCCTGGTGGTTGGAGATAATTGGCTTTGGAAAAGAGAAGATATCGTTTCCGATTATCCGACTGGCAGTTATGCATTAAGTTACAGCCTAAGATTGCTTGCATCAGCAGCAACAGAAATAAGGCTAGACAATAACAATTCAATTGTTACTGAAACAGCGACCTCTTATTTAATTCAAGTTCCATCTACTACGACTGCTGATTATGCGAAAGGCGATTATGAATACCAAGAATATATAACCAATGGATCTTCGCAGCGTTTGGTTTTAAACACGGGCTATGTAAATGTTAAACCCAACTTAGATGCCGACTCAACAGACCCTAGATCTCACGCTCGCATCGTAGTTGATGCCTTAGAAGCAATGCTAGAAAACAGAGCAAGCATTGACCAATCCAGCATGAGCATTGCCGGCAGATCATTAAGCCGTATGACACCAGAAGAAATTAGAGATTGGTATGAGTATTATCGTTTCAAAGTTAGTCAAGAAATTAAAAAGGAAAGAATCAAAAAAGGCAAAGCCACTTCATCAATTATTAAAGCGAGATTTTAATTATGCCTTGGTATCAAAGAATATTTAGAAGAAGAAAAAAACCAAAGCAAATCAACTTTAGATCTTACGCTGGAGCTAATAAAGGTCGTCTTTTTGCTGATTTTTTGACTAATTCAAAGTCTGCTGATGCAGAACTAAGTACAGTTTTACGAACCTTGCGTGATAGATCCAGAGAATTATCTCGCAACGATTCGTATGTGCGAAGGTATTTGGCTTTATTAGGATCTAATGTAGTCGGTCAAAAAGGCATTA